AACGAGATCGAAGTCGCTAACGTCTCCGCTCTGGCTCTCGAAATTGAGAAGCTCGACGCACGAATTCAACAAGTCTCAGAGATCGAAACGCGCAAACTTGCCGCTATCGAACTCGCTAAAAAGGTAGAAGTTTCAACACCGGAAACCCGTCAAGTAGGCGGATGGAAAGTAACTTCGGAAGAGCCGACCTATCACGCTCGCGGATCATTCTCGTTCTTGGCCGACGCCATCTCGTCCGAGTTCTCACGCGACACAGACGCGACGGAACGAATCGCTCGCTATAACCGTGAAGTCAGACTCGAAAAGCGCGACGTCGGAACGGCTAACTTCGCCGGCCTCGTAGTCCCGCAATACTTGATCGACCTTTACGCTCCACTCGCTCGCGCCGGTCGTCCGGTTGCGGACATCTGCCGAAAGCACACTCTCCCGGCTCAAGGTATGACGGTAAACATCTCGAAGGTAACAACGGGAACCGCCGTCGGATATCAGGCTTCGGAGAACGACACAGCTACAGAGACAAACATCGACGACACTCTCTTAACTGTGAACGTGAACACCATCGCCGGTATGCAGGACGTCTCAAAGCAAGCGATCCTACGCGGCGCAAATATCGAAGAAGTAGTCCTCGCGGACCTCATCTCGGCCTATAACACAAAACTCGACGACGGCATCCTTAACGGATCCGGCTCAAGTGGCCAACCGACCGGACTCACGACAGCACTAACTCAAGTAGTTACTTTCACAGAAGCCTCTCCGACAGTCGGCGAGCTCTATCCAAAGATCGTAGATGCGATCCAGAGAGTTCAGTCGAACGTCTTTAGCGGCCCGAACTATATCATTATGCACCCTCGACGCTTGGGCTTCCTCTTGGCGGCCGTAGACAGTCAGAACCGACCGCTCGTAGTTCCTAACGCCAACGGTCCGATGAACGCGATCGGCACGTTTAGCGGCCTCGGCTACGGTATGTCGGGCCAATACTCGATGCTCGGCTTACCGATCATCACGGACGCGAACGTAATCACCAATAACGGCGCCGGCGCTAATGAAGACTTGATCTACGTCGTCTCGTCGGATGAGATGCACCTCTGGGAAGCTCCACAGATGCCGACATACGTTCGATTCGAACAGCCAGACGGCAAAGTCGCGATTCGAATCGTTCTATTCGGCTTCTCGGCTTTCACCGCTCAAAGGCGACCGCTTGCCGGCGCTTACATCGGCGGAACGGGCCTCGTCGCTCCGACATTCTGATCCTTTCTTCCGGCGACTAGCGAACTCCTTGTCTAGTCGCCGGAAGAACCTCAGACTTCTACTATGGGCTTCAACCTTGATAATTATCGCGAAGCACTAATCGCCGAACGCGCCGGATATCTTGCAAAAGGTAAAACGGCCAGAGTCGCGGAAGTAGATAAAGAGCTCGCTCGGCTCGACGGACTCCTTTCGACGGGACATAAAACACCGCGAGCCGAGCAAGCACCCATCGAACGAGAAGATCGCGAACTAGTATCTAAAACGAAAAGGAACGTCGCCAAAAAAAAGAAAGAGGTCTAGACGATGGCTATAACTAATGGCTATACAACCGTCGCGACCTTTCAGTCTTATACCGGGATGAGCACGATCACGTCAGACGAAACCGTCAATATAGAAAAAGCGATCGAGTCCGCTTCAAGATCTATTGACCGGATGACTAATCGCCGATTCTGGGCAGACGCGAACGCGACCGCAAGACAATATCGAGCGACCGACTTCTATCGTCTATTCGTGGACGACATATCTTCGACTAGTGGCCTCATCGTAAAAACTGACACCGGCGGAGACGGCACATTCGAAACGACTCTCACTCTAAACACCGACTACATTCTCGACCCCGTGAACGCTCCACAATTAGAGCGACCGTTTACGATCGTAACGATGGTCGGAACGACGTTATTCCCGTCTCCCGTGAATCTTCGTCCCGGAATTCAAGTAACCGCTAAATTCGGATGGTATAACGGCACACCTCCAGACGACATCGAAGAAGCTTGTCTCATTCTTTCGACTGATCTCGTGAAACGTGCTTCGAGTGTCGGCGGCGTTCTCGGCTTATCGGAACTCGGCGCTATCAGAATGTCGCCTCTAGGTCGCGACGTTCAAGCGATGGTCCGACCTTATCGCCGCGAAGTCTTGGCGTGATCCCGTCCGACGTTCGAGACGGCGTAAAAACGGCCGTCAATATCACCGGGCTACGAGTTTACGACACGATCCCGGACGGGCTAGTTCCGCCGGCGCTCGTGATCGGTCAGATCTCTATTACTTGGGAATATACGCTCGCAAATAGCCTAGATAGAGGCTCTATCGACCTAATCCTCATTACCGGCAGAATGTCCGAACGCTCGGCGCAAGACTACTTAGATAGCTTCTTGACGGCGACCGGCGCGACTTCAATTAAAGCGAAACTAGACGCCGCGCCGACCTTACCTAAAAACGGCGTCGCGACAGTCTCAAATTCGAGAGTCGTTACAGCGACCCCGATCTCCGTTAGTGTTAGCGGCGTGGAAATGCTCGCCTACCGATACACGATGGAGCTCTGGGGCTAATGGCTAACTACGTCGTCATCTCATCGCGTCTTAAAGCGTTCACACCGGGCCAGATAGTAACGGATGACGATCTAATCGCCGTCGGCGTAGAACCTCTTAAAAGCTTGGCGATCGGCGCGATCGCTCAAGAAGCTAAAAACACTAAACCATCTCGCAAGTATGCTAAAACTATTACAGAAGAAACGGAGTAAGATAGAACTATGGCAACAGTAACTCAACTCGGAAAAGCTACCGTCTTTACGGTCGGCGGAACCGACTTTAACGATCAACTTCGCTCTATCACAATGACGAAGACTCTCCCGGCTCTTGATGCTACGACGCTCGCTTCTACCTATGTCGAGAACGTGGCCGGCTTGGAGAACTCGGAAACTACTTTCACTCTCTTAGGAAACTTCGCTACAGCCGAAGCGATACAATTCGCATTCGGCGACGTCGGAACTACTTCCGTTATCGTCTATGAACCTCTTGCGGCCGCTCCGGGAGCGAGCTCGCCTCGATACACCCACACCGGCGGCTATCTGGCTTCGGCTCCGCTCGTGGTAAACGTCGGGGAGCTCGTAGAAATTACGTGCACCTACTCCGGCGGCGCAATAGTGCAGGCCGTAGCGTAATCTAAAACGTGCTAAAGATACGCCTCACCGTCGAGCGGCGCGATGGAAACACAGTAGAACTACCCGTCTACCCGCCGGCGATTATCGCTTTCGAAAGATGGGCGAAGTGTGGCATCTCTGCCGCATTCAATGGGCAAGACGTCCGAATGGAACACCTCTACTATCTCGCTTGGCTCGCCGACAAAGATAACGGGAACATCGTAAAGCCGTTCGAAGAATGGTCTAAAAACGTCGCGGACGTGGAAATAGGCAACGACCCAAAAGTCTGACGCGAGGCTCGTTTAGCGAATACATCGCCGAGCTCGCTATCGAAACGGGTATCGCTCCGAATGAGCTAATAGAAACCTCGCCAGAGGTCCTAGATCTAATCTACGATGGGCTCGTAAGAAGAAAGAAACAAAGAGACGCGCAAGCGAGATCGAGAGCGAGATAAGACTATGGCTTCTGGAACTTTCGGCTTTCGTGCCGACCCTATGGACGCCGTCAAAATCGAAGGACTTTCAAAAGTTCAAAGAGATCTCCGCAAGCTCTCAACGGACGCGCTCGATCTAAATAAAGAAGAATTTTTAGAAACAAATAAAAGAGTCGCCGAGATCATTATCGGCGAATCTAAAAAGTATGTCCCCGTTTTAACCGGCGCTCTCGCCGCGAACATTCGAAACGCCTCAACTAAGAAAGCGGCAAAAGTCAGAGCCGGAAGCGTAGGCGTCCCGTATGCCGGCCCGATTCACTTCGGATGGCCATCGCGAGCGATTAAACCTAATCCGTTCTTCTATGACGCGATCGACTCACGCCGGAACGAAGTCGCTCAACGCTACGCCTCGCTCGTGGACTCTCTAATCACTAAATACGATCTAGGATAGTTATATGGCTAAACCGATTACAGTCTCCATCGTCGGCAACGCCGGACCCTTAAAGAAAGCCGTTTCGGACGCCGAAGGCTCACTCGATCGACTCGGCGGATCGTTTAAGAAGATCGCCGCCGTAACAGCCGTCGGAGTCGGCGCTATCGCTACCGGCATCGGCCTAGCAGTAAAAGCGGCCGCAGAAGATCAAAAGAGTTTCGAACTATTGAATCAAGCTCTTAAAGCGAACACAGACGCGACGAACGAGCAGATCAAAGCTATAGACGACCAAATAGGCAAGATGAGCGTCCAAATCGGAGTCGCGGACGACCAACTTCGTCCGGCTTTCGCGAACCTCGCGCGAGCAACCGGAGACGTTACACGCTCTCAAGAACTTCTCACACTTGCCACCGACATAAGCGCGGCGACCGGGAAAGATCTCGAAAGTGTTTCGATCGCATTATCGAAGGCTTACGGCGGAAACGTCGCCGGCCTACAGAAACTCGGAATCCCTCTCGACGAGAATCTAGTCAAAACTAAAGACTTCGACGGAGCCGTCCTAGCGCTCTCGGCGACGTTCGGCGGAGCGGCGGCAGTAGCGGCGGACACTTTCGAGGGAAAGATGAGCCGTCTAAAAATTGTCGGAGGCGAACTCGTCGAGCAAGTCGGCTCTTATCTTCTGCCGATCTTCTCGAATCTGGGAGACTTCTTCTTAACGAAACTCGTCCCAATAATTACCGATCTCGCCGACAAGATCGGACCGTTCTTAGCGGACGCGATCTCGCACGTTACGGACTTCATAAACGACCAACTAGTCCCGGCTTTCGATAGATATCTGATCCCGGTAGTAAAAACTTTAACGAAGTTCTTTAACGATAATCTCGTCCCGGCGTTTAGATTCTTCGCCGATCTAATTGTTAATTATCTCGTGCCTATAGTTATGTCGGTAGCGATCCCGATCTTCGACGGCCTAAGAAAAATCTTCGATATTATCGTGGAAAAAATTAACGAGAATCGAGATTCGTTCCGCAAATACGGCGAGCTCTTGTTGCAGTTCTACGGCTTCATTCGCGACCGTATCGCGCCGGTCCTCGGCAAAGTTTTAGCGGTCGCGTTCGATATTGTCGCGAAAGCGATCGGTCCCGTGATCGACGTCGTCTTTAATCTCTTAGATGCTTTCGTTTCGCTAGGAAAATTCGTTATTAACATCGCCGAAACGGTCCTCAACGTAATCGAGGCGATGGTAAACGGAATTATTAGCGGCGTAAACTTCGCTATTAAAGCACTCAATTTATTACCCGGAGTCGAGATCGACGTAATCGGAAACGTCTCGATCAGTCTTCCGTCTATTAGCGCTCCGAGCTCACCATCTGGGACCGGCTTCGATGCTCCCGGCAGAGCCGACCGGATCGACACTCCCGGCACTATCTCTACTCCCGGCTTTACCGTCCCGGACGTAACGCTTCCCGGAGGCGGCGGCGGATCTAGCGGAGGCGGCGGAGGCGGCGGAGGGAGTGTAGGAATTGGAATCCCGGATCAGACAATTTTTAGCACTCCAGAGACGAGCGCTTTAACGACTTTCGGAATGGCGGAACGGATCGCCGCGATGGAATCGGCTCGCGCATCTCAGGCCGCGCCGGTAAATATCACCGTAAACACCGTTACAGCCGACGCGAATCTTCCGAATCTGATAGTCGAATCTTTACAGCGATATAACCTTATTAGCGGGCCGGTAGACGTCCAGATAGCCGCGTAATATGGCGACGATAATAACCGGCGGCGACTATGTCCTAGAAATGGATACCGGCTTCGGCGACGGCTTCACGCTCGACGACTTACAGCAAGGCGTCCTAGATAATATTGACTACGTTCTAGACGGCGTCGATCAGTTCTCCGAGATCACAACACAAGTTACAGCGATCCGAGCGTTCAGAGGGAAGAAGAACGTCCTAGATTCGATCTCGCCGGGAACGATGGTTATTCAAGCAATAGATCCGAGTCGCTCTTTCGATCCGTATAACGAGGCGTCCGTCTACTATGACGAAACGGACGACACTCCCGGCCTTTCGCCGCTCCGTCAAATACGGCTCTCGCGAAACGGAGAATACTTATTCAAAGGTCGAGTCGTGGACTTCGCTTACGACTACGGGACGGCGTTCACTAAAAAAGTTCCGACCGTTACGATAACGTGCGCGGACGATCTCTTTCTATTGTCGAATACGTTTCTTTCGGCGTTTACACCATCGGCGGAACTATCATCGGCGCGAGTTACGACAATTCTCGACCGTCCAGAAGTTAGCTACCCGGCCGGGACTCGCGACATCCAGACGGGAACGACGACTCTCGGCGCTTACCCGATATCCGAAGGAACGTCCGTCGCTCAATATCTACGCTCGATCTCTGACGACGCGGAAGCGGGTCGCGTCTACGTTTCACGCGACGGAGATCTAACTTTCGATGCTCGGATCGGAAACACTCTTAGCGGGCCGAGCGTAATCTTCAAAGACGACGGAACGGAAACGGCTTACTCTGGGCTCTCGATCGACTACTCAACCGATCAAGTTATCAACCGGGCTACAGTCGAGCGCGTCGGCGGAACAGCTCAAACAGACTCGGACGCGACCTCAATAACTCTTTATCAAACTCAAGCCGTATCTAAAACGGGATCGCTTCTCTCAACCGACGCTCAAGCTCTCGCGCTCGCCGAATATCTTCTAGCACCAACCCCGGAGCCGCGCTTCTCTGACGTTCAAGTTAGTTTCTCGGCGCTAACTACAGCCGAACGAAACGCCGTCGCGATCCTCGAAATAGGCGACACGATCCAGATTACTAAGAGCTTTACCTCTGGGAGTCCGGCGAGCATTACCGAAGAACTCGCGATCGAAGGATTAGAGCATTCAATAGATCCCCGGAACGGTCATAAAATGCGGATCTACACTTCGCCGACTTCGCTTGTCTACGAGCTAATTTTGAACGATGCCACGTTCGGCCGTCTCGATGGCGACAACGTGCTAGGCGCGTAGGATATGATCTAAATATGCCGACTACTCCCTATCCTTTTGTTTCGGGCGAAGTGCTCCTCGCTTCGGATCTTAACGCAATTCAAAATTTACCTTTAAACGATCAGACGGATTCTTACACTCTCGAAGTCGCCGACGCCTACAAGCGGATCGTTATGAATAAAGCGACGGCGACAACTCTTACGGTTAATAATTCGATATTTACAGCCGGCGACGTTATTCAAGTAATGAACAAAGGCGCGGGAACGATGACAGTAACGGCGGGAGCAGGCGTAACAATAAACACGGCAAGCTCTCTAGCGGTGGCGCAATATGGAGGCGGAACGCTCGTCGCTCTTTCGGCGTCGGTCTTTAATTTTTTTAGCCCATCTGGATCTAGTTACGGGATAGCGTCCGGAGGATCGAGCTCGTCGATTAGTGTCGGCGGAGTTTCATACACTCTGCTTACTTTCACGAGCGACGCGAATCTCGTAGTTTCTAAAGCAGGTCTATTTGATGTTTTGATGTTCGGCGGCGGCGGCGCAGGTGGTTTTAGTCAGTCAAATGTCGGCGCTGGTGGCGGTGGTGCTGGCGGCTATGTTCAACAAACTGTCTACTTAGACGCGACGACTTTCGCCGTCGATATTGGCGCAGGCGGTAGCGCAACCACAACAACTGGCACAGCAGGTTTTATAACTTCATTAGGCACTACTGCTCGATCTATGGCAGTTCTATTCGGTGGCCCCGGATATAACAACGCCGGCGGAGCGGGAACAAGTGTCGCCGAGCGTTCCGGAGGTTGCGGCGGTGGTGGCGGTAATGTCATAACAGCCGGAGGAAATTCTTTTATGCCAACGATAACCGGTTTCGGTGGCGGCACAGGGCCCGCCGGCGCCAATAATGGCGGCGGAGGCGGAGGCGGCGTAACGGCAGTCGGCGGGAACGGCGTAACTTCTACAGGCGGAGCCGGCGGTGCAGGTTATGACGTTTCAACTTTTATCGGCGCCGGTAGTCCGCTATATAAAGGCGGCGGAGGCGGTGGCGGCGGGACAGTCGGCGGAGCCGGCGGATCAAGTGTCGGAGGCGCCGGCGGATCGAATGCAGCAGGAACGGCGGCCGGCGCAAATACTGGAAGCGGCGGCGGCGGTGCAGGTTTGACTAGCACTTTTAGCGGCGGGGCAGGGGGTAGCGGAATCTGCTACGTCCGTTTCCGCACTTAGTAGGGTTTAATTATGTCCGCCCAATACTTCGCACAAGTAGACGAAAATAATATCGTAATAAATGTTCACGTCGTAAGTTCCGAATTTATGGCAGAGAATCCCGAAAGATATCCGGGTAAATGGATCGAAACTTTCTTCGATACACCCGGCCACACTTACGCCGGAGTAGGTTTTAAGTGGAATGAAACAACTAGCGACTTCGAAGCACCTCCGGCCCCGAAACAAATAAATTATGAACTCTAAATCTCAAGCGATGCTCGCCTCTTATGCTCGTTCGGCGATCGCGGCCGTTCTTGCCGTCGTTTCGACCGGGAACTATTCTCCAGAGGATCTAGCTAAAGCCGGACTCGCGGCGCTTCTTCCGCCGCTTATGCGATGGGCTAACTCTAAAGATCCGGCTTTCGGACGCGACTCGACGAGCTAAACGATGGTCGCAAAATATACGGGATTCGATGGCAACGTGAAAGGGCCTCGTCCGACGATGGACATCTGGATTAGAAACGCCGTCGAAGTCTCCGGATTAAAAAACTTAGGATCTTGGGTCGTTCGAGAGCAACGCGGCAAAACTACGCCGTCCGTTCACGGAACCGGTCGAGCCGTCGATCTTGGCTTCACCGGACTAAAAGAAGGCCGTAAAAAATGTCTAGCTCTTATAGATCTTCTTATCGCTAACGCCGACGTCTTAGGCGTCGAACTCATTCTCGACTACACGCCGAAGCCATTCGGCCGAGGATGGAAAGCCGAGCGCGGCGAATGGCAAAACTACGAAAAGCCGACTATCTCCGGCGCTCCCGGCGGAAAGTGGATTCACGTCGAAGTATCGCCAATTCTTCTAGGCAATATGAGAGCCGTAAATCAAAGATGGAACGACCTTAGAGGGATCGTCCCGCCGACCGTATGAACGACGTCGTCCTAGTCGCTTTAATTGGCGCATTCGGCACAGTAGCGGCCGGGCTCCCGGCCGTTCTTATCGAGCGGGCTAGACGCGAGAATAACGGCGATCACGCGATCGTGCGTCGCAAACTCCGCGAACTCGGCCTCCAGATCGAAAAAGTATCTACCAAAATCGGCTCCGTAGATGGCAAACTAGAGGAACACTTAAACAGCCACAAAGACGGGGATCTAGTCAATGAATCTAATCGACGAGTTAAGAGCGGAAAGTAAATCGCAAGGATCGAACAAAAGATCGAAGATAGAAGTTTATTTAGAATCTTTAGACGCGAAATCTCGCAAAGAGTGGATCGGAATTCTTGTCTCTTACGATCATTCGAATAGGGCTATAACTAAAGTTCTAGAAAAGCGCGGAGTCAAGGCTTCGAATAGCTCAGTTCAAAACACGAGAGCGAGACTTCGAGAGGCCGCGAGTGTCGCTAAAAAATGAACTAAACGACGCTACAGAGATCGAGCAACTTCGCGAAGCTTTACGTCGCTCTTTACAGAACGAAGCAAAACTTAAACGCCGAACCGATGATCTAGTCGAAGCTATCTATCGCGGAGCCAGAGACGCCGCGCTCGCATCTGGACGACCTAAACCTCTGCCGAAAATAAAAAAAGATCGTCGTTCTAGTCGAGGCGAGATCGCGTTAATTCACACTACGGACTATCAAGCCGGCAAGAAGACGACGACTTTCGATCTAGGAATTCTTCGAAGCCGAATAGAACTATTCACCGACAAAGTTATCCATCTAACCGAAATTCAAAGAGCGCATCATCCGGTCCGAGAGGCCGTTCTTATGATCGGCGGCGATATGGTCGAAGGCTTAACCGTCTTCCCCGGCCAGAGCTACGAAGTCGAAGCTCACCTATTCGAGCAACTCTTTGAAGTAACGACAATTCTCGAAGCGATGATCCGCAAGCTCTCCGCAAATTTTGAGACGTTTCGCGTAGTGTGCGAATTCGGTAATCACGGCAGAATCGGAAGAAAAGGCGATCTCCCATCCGCCGACAACATCGACCGAATGGCCTATCGGATCGTCGAGGACAAAGTAAAAGATCTAAATATCGGATGGCAAGCCTCAGAGAACTTCTATCAACTAGTGAAAGTCGGAGACGCCTATCGCGCTCTCTTGTTTCACGGCGACGAAGTGAACTCTTACGGCGGCGCGATCCCGGCTTACGGAATCATTAAAAAAGTTAGCGCTTGGGCGTCCGGCGTTCTCGGCGAAAATTTTACCGATGCCTATTGTGGACACTTTCATAGCGTTATGACTCTCCCTCTTCCGAACGGCGGCCGAGTCTTCGTAACTGGCTCCCCGGAGTCAGATAACACTTACGCGAAAGCGTTCGTCGCGGCAACTTCGCGACCATCTCAAAGACTTCACTTTATAGATTCCGAAAAGCCGAGAGTAACGGCCGAGTATGTCGTCTGGCTCGACTAACCGTATTTCCGATCAACTGGTCGCGGTAACTTGGGCCGACGCGCATTCGTTAGAGACTTTCGACTGGAAATCTTTAGACTCGCTCGATCTTAACGACGGCGATTATTTAATCGTTTCGGTCGGATGGATGCTCCCCGAAGAAGTATCTAAAAAGAATCACGTCGTTTTATATCAGTCGCGAACCCCGGACGGCGACCTCGATCATATTCTTGTTATTCCTCAAGCGATGGTCCGAGTCATTGAGAAACTTTCGTCTTATTGTGGCTCTCGCGACGCTTCGGCCTAAAAAGAAAAAAAAGAAAAAAGCCCCCGTCCGGATGCCTCACTCGGACTACCTCTTTCTTTATTCTCACAGCGCCTCGACGCTAAACGCGCCGATCTACCCGCGTTCCCGCGTATTGACGCCCCGATCTATGCGACTAGATAACGGCCTATCGTGCTTCCGAGAACGATAGTAGCAGGGTATCCCACACTCTGCAAGAACTCTCCGCTATAGTGGACAATGTCGAAAGAGAGGAACCTTAAAATGTCCACAATAACCGCTAGTCATTGGGTAATCGCAAATCGTAGTCTCGTCTGGAAGAAAGACGATCTCGTTTATTCTCGTCCGGAATATCTAAATCGAGTTCACTTGCGAAACATCGCAAAATCTCGAAACATCGTAGACGCGAGAGCTTTCAAAACAGAAGAAGAAGCTCGAAAAGTTTTAGATCAACTCGCGCCTTACTACGGCGGCAAATGGTCGCTTCAAGAAGTAGCAAGAGATCTAGACGTGCTCAACGAAAACGGTTTACCTTATCTCCGCCGCTTCAAAGTATTAAAAGAGGTCGAGTGATGGCTTTACAAAATTACGAGACAGTCGCTCAAAGACTTGAACGCTTCTGGACGGATCATCCGTCCGGGAGAGTTTCGACCGAACTGATCGAAGGCGGCTCCGGGTATTGGGTATTTAAGGCGAGAATCTACGCGAAAGCCGACGATACGAATCCGATCTCTACCGGACACGCGCACGAAGTAATCGGAGCGTCTCAGATAAACAAAACGTCCGCGCTCGAAGTATGCGAAACGTCGGCCGTAGGACGAGCTCTCGCGCTCGCCGGCTATCACGGCTCACAAATAGCGAGCCTCGACGAAGTCGTTCGCGCTAAAGCCAGAGCGACCGAAACTCCGATCGTCGCCGCTCCCGCTCCGAAGCCTCAACCGATTAGGCCGCCGGTAGTCGAATCTGCAGAAGATCCGAAAGATGCTTCTATAACGAAGATCGGAGTAAAGAAGTTTCTAAAGATGATCTCCGACGCGGCAACCGTTCCCGAACTAATGAAAGTCGGCGAAACTATCGCGAACGATAAAACGCTCGAAGACTTCCAAAAGGATCTACTTCGCGGGAATTGGGCTAACCGAAGAACTCAAATTCTAGAAACGGCTCAAGTATGAGAGACTCGCTCCACTTCCGGCTCTGGCTCGTAAGCATTCTCACGCTTCTTCTATTCGTGATAATTAAGAAAGTGTCCCCGAAATGAGCGATCGACCAGACTTCGACCCGGAGAAGAACTTCGAAACGATCCGCGCTCAATGGACTAAAGAATCTTATCTATCGCTACCGTCAAAACTAGAAGCACGTTTAACACTTATCGAAGAACAGCTCTCCGCGCTCTTTCAACTCGCGCAAAAGTCGCTCGGCGATCAAATAGACGGAGCAATAGATCGAGACTTCAAGAACTCAAAACTAGAAGAACTATTCTTCGCAATTATCAAATTAGAAGAAAGAATTGGAAAGCTAGAGGAAAGAGTCGAACTTCTTAAAACAGAATTAAACGCCGAAGGTATAGATCTCACAAAACTTGCCACAGCCATATTTAAAAACGACGCGGAGATCTGGGAAGAAATAGACGGAGTCCTCGGTCGCGATATAGAACGACTATTTGAAGAGATTAGAAAGCTAAAGACGAAATGAGCATCGCCCGCGAATTCTACGAATGCGACGCTTGCGGAACCGTAATCGGATGGGTCGTCCAGAAGTTAAGGCCGCGTCCGATGATGCCTTGCCCATATTGCGATAACGTCTACTGGATTCATCTTCCAGAGCGCTATCTGGAACGTAAATCGACAAATATAAAGACGGTCGATCTTGTCTACTGAGAACCTCGCTCTAATCTTCGAGCCGAGTAGACTAGCTAGAAGCACCGATCCGGACACGTCTCACCTCGCCGCACAGACGGCAAGCGTTCGAGGCCCTAATCAGAGGACCCTTATATGGCGAGCTATAAAAGAACTCGGAGAAGCCACAGATTACGAACTAGCGAAGCATCTAGGGATTCTTCGATCGAGCGCCGGGAAACGCCGGCAAGAACTAACCGAAGTCGGCCTAGTCGAAGACTCCGGAAAGCGCCGTCTAACCGATACGGGAAGCTCCGCTATCGTATGGCGTCCCTCGCCGCCGTCGTGCTCGGAATGTCCGTTCTAGTAGATATGGCTATCGCAAGCGCTCCGGCCGTATTACCATTAGAAACGGACGGAGTTGCGAATCATCTCCCTAACGTGCTTCCCCCTCGCGTAGTAGAACGCGACTCCGTCCAGATAAAACGCTCCCGTCTAAAGTGTCCTCAATATGAGACGACGATCCTTAGCGTCGGATTCACCCGGCAAGAACTACCGACCCTCGACGCGATCATCTATAGAGAGTCCCGATGCTTGAGCTATGTCGTTAATCGCACACTAAACAAAGATAAATCTCACGACTACGGGCTAACTCAGATAAACGGCCGCTCGTGGTGCGAACCTACCCGCTATTATCCGGACGGATACCTACAGACTCTCGGCATTCTCAACGAATGCGACGACCTATTGAATCCGGTTACTAACCTCGAAGCCGCATTCGCTCTATTCACCTACGCGAAAGGCTTCGGACCTTGGACCTAATGCTAAGAATCTTCGGCGTCTTCTGGCTTATCTGGAGCGTCTTAATCTTCGCGATGATAATCTTCGCCGTGATCGACCTACTCGACGACGATCTTAAGGACAAGGATCGAAGACGTGAAAGAAAGAACTAAATATCGCTATAACGATTCCCTATGGAAACGGACACGCCTACAGATACTCCAGAGGGATAACTACCGATGCACGATAGGACTCCCGAAGTGTAGAGGCGTAGCTACTCAAGTCGATCACATAGTCCCGCTCGCCTACGGCGGCTCAAAATATGAGCCGACTAATCTCCGGGCCTCTTGCGCGACGTGCAATAGCACTCGATCGAACCAACTTCGCCGCAAGCCGTCGCGAGTATGGTAAATTCGAAGCGTTCGCAAAATAAAAAGTCGGGTCTTTTTTTTATGAGAGT